CCCACCCTCCCAAAAGACTCCTACGCCTGGTTGGAATATATTCGTAACCGATCAAAATGGCAGGCAGCACTGGAGTTTTGCAAACGAAATAATTTCCTGTTTAAGATATTTACCGAAAGGACCATTTCAAGACTATAAAAAAACCGGCCATTTAAGCCGGTTTTCTTTTGTTTTACCGAGGATCGCACCTAAACTGATATAATATATCAGAAATGGAATTATCCTCCGTTATTTCGCATATTTTTAATATCAAGAGCCTCCATTATAAATTCATTTAGTGGTCTCATAATTTTTCAATATTTAATTAGATTCTTTAATATATAAATTGAATTGATAAAAACTTAACAATTATATAATAAACTTAAAAATCCATCATCACTACCCGGCCGTCATCGGTCTCCCCAAAATTCTTCAAGGCGAAGTCTCCCAATCCGGCATTTTCCCCTTTGATTTGGGATAGTTCGTATTTGAGACGGCACAACCAATCCTTCACCTCCAGTTGCTTGCCCCGGATAATTCCTTTGATTTTGGTAAAATACGCATCCTTATCCGGATCATACCAGTAATCCTCATTCATTACTCCCCAGTATAAGGTATCGTGTCCTACGTAGACCGGTGACATGGCAGTTTTGTAATACTCCTTGCATTTGGAGGTATTGGGTTTGCAATTTTCCCGAATCACATAATCATCACCAACCTCGTACACCTTTGGTAGGCACTGTATGTCGTTATTGTCTGTGGCAATTTTCAGGATTTGATAAGCCAATGGAACCCGACCCTTGTGAAATTCCTTACGCACCCGACCATCGCCAAGGTCATAAACGGTACCCTCGGCACCGGAACCAAGTTTCTTTAAAGCTTCCGATAAATACATAAAAAGGGAATTCATGATCAAATAACATTTGGTTGATAGAAGTAATCCGCGGCATGGTTATTGGCGATCCACTCCTCAATTTTTTCAATTTCCTCATTGGCCGGATCCCTATATACATCCAGGTTAATTTCCACACCACCGGGATACTTGAATGAAAAGGTGCCATAAATTTGGGAAAGGGATAGTTTAACCAGGCACACACAATAACGGAAGAAGTAATGACTATTGTAAAGGTCTTGTAAACGAACGCGTTTCCATGCGTCAATTACAATATTGGACATCTTGCAGTCACCAAGGATGACCAGCTTCTTGGAATATTCGTTATAGTTGTAGGATAGGGTTGGGTTAAGGGTTTGCTTGAAGGTATCAATTTCGTACATACCAACCACCACATCGGATAGTTTGAATCCGGTGGAACCATCCAGGGCGCTGTAACCCATTCCTCCACCAACACTACCCAATCCACCAAAGGTGGCATAGCTGGACATCATCATTCTCTCAATGGAGAAGTCTCCAAGGTTACCGTACATGGTTTCGGAGGAGCGATAACACCCCTGAATGCCCATGATTTGTTGTGGGAGTTGAACTATCTTATTGAATGTGTTGTTCTTACAAAGCTCTGAATAAGGAATGAAGTAGAATCGCTGTTCAACGGCACTATCATCATTCTCCCAAAACCACCCGGCTGCGTTTAATATAATCTCCGGTATGCGCTCCAATGGTATCGGTGAAGGTAAAACACAGGATTGTGTGACCTCCCTGATAACCCGTTTCATAAACGCCAAATCCACTTCATCCTCCCAAGATGCAACATCGACCTTTGATTTAAAAACACCCTTTGAATTAGGGTCCTGTGGTGGTATATATCCGGTTGTACCTACTTCCATAATTTTTTACATGATTTTTCCATAAAATAATAAAAGGCCCCGGTTAGGGCCTTTAGATTAGTGTTTTTGGAGTATATAGATACCATGTTTTTGTTTTACCATCCCATTTATAATATTTGTCATCCATTCGTATAAGTTTGCCAAGTCGCCACCCATTATCCATATATATTTGTATTTCGGTTTGTGGAATTTGTTTTGGTTGTTCCCATGGTTTACATACCCATTTTTGTCCTTTTCTTGATTCGGAAATTTGTTTTTTAACAGTTTCCGGACGTTCACCCAATGGAATACCTTTTCGCTTACCTTTAAGTGCCTTTGAAATTTTTTCTCGATGTTTCTCGCTATAAGGTCCTCTGATTGATCCTTTAGACCAGGTGTTTTTACCTTTAAGAGATTCTGACAATTTTTTACGTGTTTCCTGACTAACCGGTGGCCTCTTTTTATCTTTATTTGGACTAACTTTTCCTCTCATCCCAGCTCCCATTTTTTGACGGGTTTCTTCCGAATATACTCCTGTTTTACCTTTATTCCAAGGTTCTGGATGATTTTCTTTAAGGGTTTGAGAGATTTTGACTCTAACTTCTGGATCATTCGATCTATTTGATTCGGACATATGTTTTCTTGCCAAATCCGACATCTTTCCTTGTGGTCCATCACCACCATCTGCCGAATTATACGACAAATGAGAATCTTTATATTTTTTTATCAATTTTCTTTCAAGGTTACCAGCATCTTTTCTGGATAAATTCGTGGCAACTATTCTATGTTCTATATTATTCCAACCATATTTAATGATAGCCGGATAAAAAAATGGGCTTTTACAATATCCTTTACCATTTTGCCATCTATCATTTGGGTCTTCATAATGAGTAATCCCAACATAAACTTTACCACTGGGTGATTTATGTTCATAAACGGTCCATAATACAGAATCTTTTTCTTTTCGAATATCCATAAAAAAAGCCTCATCTTTATTTATTTAATAATAAAATAAACAGATGAGGTTTTAAAATAAATGAGGAGGTAATTTAACAGTACCTTTGTAACTACTTCATTTAGTTAGTATTTGCGGCCCCTACGCAACGACTGGAGTTTCATTTGTTCCTTAATCATACGTTCTGCCTGCGTATCATCATCCACGATATTATATACCTTTGCAACAGTACAGAAGGAGCGGATGGAAATATCCATATTGGCTTTCTTTTCAGCCAATGTGGTAAGATAATCCAGAGCTTTTATTTTTGCATCCACGGAAAGTTTATTCGGCATGATGTTTGGCATAATATCACGAACCAGACCTAAACATTCCTCCACTGTAAATTGAAGGTCGCAAAGAAGACCACGATTACGGACTGCCGTATCAATTTGACCTGCGTTTTTGTTGGTGATGATAATCATTGCACCTTCGGTAACAAACGATTTTGGATAGGTATGTATAATGGAACCACGGGCTTCGATGGCACCACACAAATCTTGATCTTCAGGATCCAGCATCATGAATTCCTCTTCGCTCATCATTGGTGGTTTGGAGGTACCATAGCTAACTATACGCTCATCGGATGAATCTGTTGCAGCCTTGATAAGATTGGTGATGGTCTCATCGGTGAGAACATCATCGGCATCATCACATACGAGGACGTCACCTTCGTGGTGATAATGGAAAAGATCCATATAGAAAGCCAGTGCGGTTTCCTTGCCCTTGATAACCTTGTAGTTAACACCGGCGGATCTAACCATCTGCATTACCCGATAGGTTTTACCAAGACCAGGAGCACCACAAATCAAAACGGATGGTTGCAATCCACTCAAAACCATTTTGATATATTGCTCCATATCATTGAAACGTTCCTCCGGGGTAGCACGGCGTTCAAATTCTTCCTCCGCAGCCTGTAATTCATTGGAGTCCCCTTCAATTTCCACCTTTACATTGGTATCTATTGAAAGTTTCATTTTTCTATATATGGCGTCCACTTCATCAAACTCCTTTTGAATGCGGGAAATATCCTTACCGGCACGACGGGCATCACTCAATCTGGTCATGATGTTGCTACGACGTCTCTTAATTTCGTTGAATTCGTCCTGGGCCTCCATCACATAACGAGGTTCCTGCAAGCTTTCGTATAATTGATGTTCCTCAAACCACTTGGTAATGGATTTTGGATCAGCTTTGAGTTTGCCGGAGATCACATCCTTTACCATTGGAAGGATTTGAACCAGTGGAGTACCATTCACATTGCACGATACTTCAAATTTCAATCCACCACCATCGGTAAGGGCATTCAAAACCTTTGGCGCTTCATTGGTAAAACATACACCATCCAATTCAGTACGTGCAGCACCCTGCTTCCAAAGGAAATAACATCCACGGAAAGTGGTGCAGGAAAATGCAAAATACCCATAATATCTTACTCCATCCACTGCGATATTGGAAATGTCCTTACAAACAAATATTTTGTATTTACGGAAATAGTTTTGAATTAATTCCACAGCATCCGAAAATTGGCTATTGGAAATAGCCTCGTTGCATGTGTTGGTTAGGTAATGAACCAAACCGGCAATTTGTCTGCCCATATATTGAATTTTATTTTTTTATCAATATACAAATAATACACAAAAAAGGCCATTCCGTTATTCGAAATGGCCTTTTGGTTTGAGTTATTGGCAGATTAGAAACCTCTCTTATCTCCCCAAATTCTAATATGAAGTCGATCGGTAAATCTCCAACCGCGTTCAATACATACCTGGGCGGCTTCCCTTCCGGTCTTGGAGAGTTGTTCCTCGGTGACCCCTTCCGGCATCAAATAGATATGATCCCCAGGTACCGGCCAACCCAATTCCTTCTCCAAATCGTTCAGGAACTCCAGAATATCGTCAAGGGATTCCTTCCCACTGTAAACGAATTTCAACTGGAAATCTCCGTAGGTAGGTCCGGCGATTAATGCTTCCGTGGTTTTGATATTGCGGCGCATTTTATCCAGTTTTTCAATCTTCTCCTTGTCGAAAGTGACCAATGTGGTTTTACCACCACCCTTCTGCCCAGGAACCAAATATGATTTACCAACCTCCGGTAAGCTGGTTTTGAGTTTGGGTGAAATACTATAAAGGTCAATACAGTCACCTAATGGATAAAAAGTACCATTGGTTTCAATGGTGATGAACTTATCACCGAAATCATCCACATTGGTGTTCAACCAATCCAACAGGTCACTCAAGGCACCGGCAAACATCATCGGTTCCCCTCCGGTAATAACCACGTCGGTTACCTGTGGGTGGGTTTCCAACATTTTCTTGATGCCTTCTTTGGTGTATTTTCCCTTTTCCGGATGGAATGAGGAATAGGCGGTATCGCAAATGCTGTCCTTGAAACAACATCTCAAATTACAGCCGGAAATTCGAATGAATAACGAAGGAATACCACAGCGTTGTCCCTCACCTTGGAGACTTACAAAAAGGTCCACAATTTGAAGGTTATCACATTCCCTTTTGATTGCTTCTTCCATAATTAATTGATTTTTATTTTGTTAATTAAGATCGAGTTTGGTCTGCATAGCATTCTCACCAATACCGGTGGGATTGGCATTTACCTGTTTGAATGGTTCCGGATTGGTCACATTGCGAAGACCAACAAAAATCATTCGAAGTTCCGATCCGGCTGCAAATTGTTCCTTAACAATGGCTGGACTGAATTTCATGGCATGGATGTTTTCCGGACACCACATATTGTTATTATCCGCAAGGGAACATTGTGCATATCCGGTGGCGGTTTCGTGATAGATCACTCCGGTACATCTCAAATCGGAAGTCTCACCATTGTTCTTAATGGTGCCGGTCAGAATCCAGTTGATTGCATTCATGAACATCAAGGAAAGCATCTCCGCGGTGGGATTGAATGGAAGACTGATCCAACGCTCATTGTACTTTTTGATGTACTCGATAAACTCCGGATCGTCCTTATCCCAAAAGACGTAGCAGTGATCAAACATATCAATGAATTGTTTGATGGTGCCCTTCATCAGGCCAAAATCGTACAACATACCGGCGTTGTCCAATTTGGAACCCTCCAGCAATACCTCAATGATGGCACTATGGCCGTGTTGGGAGTGGGCACATCTTGCAGAACTGCAATTTCGAACTATGTGACCCATTTCCACGCTAAATTGTTTACGTATAATCATAGAAAAGTGGATTTATTGTTTCAAACCAATATATAAAAAAATACCCCGGATTAAACCGGGGCAATTTAACCAATTTATTTGTAATTTTTAATGGTGGAAACGATTTGACCGTTCTCGGCCAACGGGTACTTTTCCTTGACCTTGGCAATGATGTCCTTGGTGTATTTCATGAGGTTGCCATCGAACTCACCGTGGTCGGTTAACGACTTGAGTGCCAGGAAGTTCTTGATGACGCAGTTGGTTTCTTCAACCACCTCATCGGTGGATGGGATAGCCGGCAAAAAACCTTCAATGATTTTGGCTTCCTGCAACTCCTTCATTGCCCGATCCTTGCTGACCGACATATACATTTCGGCTGCACTTTGGCGTTTCTTAATCATGGAACGAAGGATGCGGACCTCCTCGTTCATGTCCGGCAGGTGAACACCATTGTGCACTTCGTTAACCATCTCGGTCTTGATGGCCTTAACCACCTCCAAATAGAGTTTTGAATCCTGCTTGAATGCCTCCGGGACTTCGCCCTTCATAGAGGTCATAAGAATGTTGTTTAAATTTTCGTAGATCATAATGTATTGATTTTTAATAAGTTTTACAATAAATCCTCCAATTCCTCGCGCAAACATTCGTCTGAATTAATGGCTCGGATAATGCGTTGATTGATATAGGTGATGGATGCTGACGTAACCTTATATCGTTTGGCGATGGTTACCCGGGTAACCTCTTCCCGGCCGGCCAATCCAAAGGTGCTAAAGAACACATCCGCATCCCGTGAACTAAACCGGGTTTCAATGAATTCCTGGAGATCCTGCAATGCCTTTGCCACCGAGGTTTTATCGGGGTCAACCGAAGGTTCAGGAATGTTCCAATGCTCCTCACCGTTTTCATCCGTGGTGGTAACAATCGGTTTGGAAATGAAGGTTGGCAATCCCTTTTCCTTGGCCTGCTGTTGCTGATACGCGGAGAACTTAACGATGTGGCCTTGATCGTAGGTGCCATTTTTAATGAAGTAATAGATGCGGTATGCCGCATATTGCAAAAACGATTGCCCGGTTCCCTCCTTATAGGTATTCATTGCATCTGCAAGACCTTCGAATCCAAACCCCAAAAGATCATCGTATGACAATGGAGATTTGTCCAGGTTTTGCATGACAATTTTGTGAACCAATGGAGTGTACTGACGGGCGAGTTCGTCCTTTTCCTTTTGAGTTTGTGGTCGCTTGAATGGTAGTTCCTTGTTTTTTGCGTTGCTCATAGGTTATTTATTTGATGAACTTGATTTCAATTCGGAAGACCAGGACCACAAGACTTCTGCGCAAAAATCCCGAATAAATTTATGATTGATCTTGATTTCCATGCTTACATTACCACAGGCATGAAACATATAATCATGAAACTCCTTGACCTTGGTGAGCAAGGATATCATTTCGAAATTGGTGACCTTCTGGCCGTCGTGGGATAGCACCAGGTCCTCCAGGTACGTTTGGTTAACGAACTCGCCGGCGGCTACAAAGACATCCATTTTGGTTTCATGGGCATCTTCGAGATAACGATTAAAGTGGTCAAATAATGAATATTCTTTCATGTTTATAGATTTTGATCAACTATATATAATTGACATCGCATAAATCTTAACGTCCAAAACAAAAAAAAATTGGTGGATTTTTTCCACCAATATATAACGGCAAACCCAACCGGATATTATCGAATTACTTATTAAAGGAACAATTTACTGTCCACGGCAATACATTTAGGTTAATACCCTCACAAAACCTACATGCCATACATGTATTGATTCCCAATGGACATTCGGAACATACCACCCGGATCTCCTTGGTCATTCCACTGGTTTTTTGTGGAGTTGTGGTTTCCTGAACCTTAACCGGTTTCTGTCCATTTTCCATGCATTGAATCAACGACTTGCAATCCTCAATGGAATCCGAAAGCCATTTTTCGTACTGGATGATTTCCAACTTCATTCCATCCATGCACTTTCCTTGGAACTTCTCGCAGTTCTTATCAGCGGTAGGACGGATCATTGGAATCGGATCACCTTTACCCAGGATGTACTGGGTGGATCCTCCCTTTTTAGTAATGCACATATTTCCACCGACTACCACAAAATGTGGGGATTTGCTTTTTCGTTCCTGTTCGAGTTCGTCGGTGTATTGTTTTAACGCGATTTTTACATCTTCAACAGTTCTCATGTTAATTCATTATTTTGATACCATCCAGGCAATGCCAAGGATAAAGATTAGTACAATGATGGCGAGACCTGCGGAGATCCACAATGGTGCGGTAACCCACCACCACGACCAATCGATAACATGACAGAGTTTGAGAATCAAAAAAGTCAGGAACAAAATAAATCCGACTGAACTGGTGCATCCTGCTGCGCTACTGGTTGTTTTTGTGTCGCTCATATTTTTATTGTTTTAAGATACATGAAAATATATAAAATTATTGTACTATTTTTGATAGGAAATAAAAATTGGATTATGAATTTAAGTCTTCCGCCACGATTTGATCAGTTTCGGTTTATGATTCCAAAAGAATATATACCGGAAGAGGTGCGTAAAAAATATGACATTATATTATCCCAGGACCCTGGAATATTCGTCAATTCCATTGATTATTTGAATGAATCCATCCGGGGAATCTCCCTGCCGGGAATGGAAAGTTTGGTGTTGGAGCAACCACAGGTATCCAGAAACTCAATGAAGGAACGTGGGGTCATTGGTGGTAAAATCAATATGGAACCAAGTCACCGCAATGTTACCTTGTCCTCGGAGAATATCCTTTCAAAAATTGAAAACACCTTTACGGTATCCTTCCGTCAAAATCAGGGGTTATATAATTACTTCATGCTTTATGAAAGCATCTTTCATCGTTACCTCAAACCGGAGTTATATCACCAAAATCAAAACGAAATATTCGATGTGGTTTTCTTGGATGAAAATAGCAAACCGGTTTCCCGCATGTACTTGATGCAACCGGAATTTAATGGAATATCCGGATTGGAGTTCTCCTACGATAAGGTAGAGCGGCAGGCTGAAACATTTGATGTACAATTTACATTCAATAACATTGATTTTGATTTTATTCCATATGATGTAAATTAGATGTTTGA